TTCTTGTGAATTAGTTGCACCAGCATAAAACATATGGTTTTGAAATGCTTTTACAAATTTAGGATTTGATGGAGCTGTTCCACCACCTGTAGCATTTACCACATCTACTGCATAACTTGTATTTATTATTTGTGCTGGAGAATGACCTGTTGCAATAACAACTTTATCAGTACCATCAAAATTAAATTTTTCAAAATCATAAGCTGCAGTTGAAGTTCCTAATCCAGTTGTTAAACTTGTCCAACTCCCAGATGTAGTTCCTCTATGTATATCACCACCTCTTGCTGCAATTATTTGTCCATTAAATACTATTGAACAATCTATAACTTTACTAGTATTACTTGATCCTTCTGGAACTATATTACTATTATATAATGCTGTACCACCAACTCTTCTATATCCACCTCTAATATCAGGTTCAAAATTTTGTAGTATAAGAGCTTCACCAGGAGCCATTGAAAACACATCTTTGTTTAATGTTAAACCTCCTGCACAACTAACTACAAATGGTGATATTAAATCAGTAGTTGGCATATTATCTATCCGACATTACATTGTATATTCTAACATCTGATCTCATATAATCAGCTTTAGTAGAATAATCTGTTTTTAATAATCTTAATTTTCTTTGGTAATCTCTATCTGCTAATTGGGCATGTTGAGGATCTGATCTAAGCATATATGTATAATATTTTGATCTATCAGTTATTAAACTAGCAAACCTATCAGGCAATGCTATATTATCTCCATGTGCAGATAAGTCTGTATGTGTAGTATAATAATTATATGATAATGTCATTTCATCACTACTTGGTATAGGTGTTACACCAAACGCTGTAAAATTTGGAAGTATATAAACTTTAGCAGGTGTTCCATATACATCACTATCATTTCTATCATCTATGTGTTTATAATTTTGTAAGTAATCATCATATGATATATATAATACTTTTTGTCTAGTTGCATCACTTCTAGAACATCTAACATAATCTACATCTAATTGAACACTAGATGCTTCTAAATAAATAAATGATGATTTTGCTGTTGCTGTAAATCTAGTATTTAGTATAGCTCCTTGTCCAAAATCACTTACAGCTAATGTAGTACTTAAATTTTGTGTACCTCCTGCTGATGTACCAACTCTAACAATTAATGCTGTGCTAGAACTGTTTGGACTTAAAACTCTAACTTGTAATTTATATTCTTTATTTACTGTAGTTTCAATAGATTGATATGCTGCTGCACTATTTAAGTTTAATCTACCATTGCCACTTGAAGTATAAGATGGTGATCCATCTCCTGTAGTCCAACTAGTAATATTAGATGTAAACTCACCATTAGTTACTAATTCTCTTGGACCAATAGTAAATGAGTCTCTATCTATTTTTCTAAAATCATTTGGAAAATCATATTCTTTATCTCCAGTAGTTAAATTTTGTGTAGTTCTAGAATATAATAAAGGTATCTCAGATGCTTCATTATAAATATCATGAATACTTTTATTAATAAAATCTTTAATCGCAGTTTGAATACCTCTACTAGAACTAAACGTACTAGAAGTTAATTCAGTTTCGTTTAATTCTCGAAGTACGCTATTTGCTAATGTTAGGTAAGTTGTTGCCATTTTGTAATAAATTTAAAATTTTGTCTAATTTTTGTTCTTGATCATTAAGTCTTTTTTCTAATTTAATAACCCTCATAGTATTATCAACTGGTCCTAAATATATAATTTTTTGACCTGTACTAGCTTTAGTTTTTTTTGTTAAATTATAAGTAGCCATAGTTCTCCTAAATATTATAAGGGGTATAAATTAAGGGGGACATATAGCCCCCCTTAAAATTAAACATATTACACAGCAGTATCGTGCTGAGTATCTGTATTTCTATCAGTTTCGTCAATACCTGCTATATCACAAAGTACAGCGAATACTCTAATCTTACCTGCAGACGAAGCTGCATCTAAGACTTTAATATCCAAAGTATCTGCACTTGCAACTATAGTTCTAGCTGTAGCTGTTGGTGCAGAAAACCCTGTAGCGTTAGTGTCGCCATCAGCGTATCTGTCAATGTCTCCACCTGTGATACCTAAGTCCATAGTAACTGAAGAAGATAGTGCAGTGACTACCTCAATTCCAGCTTCCATGATTAAAGTTTCAGCAGGGATGTCTAAGCACTGAATGATATCATTTTGTGCTGCACCGCTGTCGCCATTAATTGCTGATACATCAATTGTATTTTCAACCATATAAGGTGTTCTACCATTAGACGGATGTCCAGTAGTTCC